TCCCGAGGATCCTTATTGCAAAGGATGAAATCCTCGGAGAAGATAGACTATCACAGTTTAAGAATGCATATCCAATTGAAATGTATCTTGAATCTGTTTCTGGATTCGAAGGTCAAGGAGCATTTATTAATAAGTTTGGTCTTATGATGGAACAGTCCGCTACTCTTACTGTAGCACGCCGCACATGGCAACGACTGGTTGGTAAACATGCTGATGCTACTCTTCCTAATAGACCAGCCGAGGGTGACCTACTATATTTTCCGTTGACTAACGGGTTGTTTGAAATAAAGTTTGTTGAACATCAAGATCCATTCTATCAGCTTGGTAAACTATATGTCTTCCGTCTTGAAGTAGAACTATTCCAATACGCATCTGAAAATATTGATACAGGTATTGATACTCTTGATGCATTCGAATCTCTAAAGACTTTTTCAACTGATGTTACACGATCTGCATATGGTGAAGTCTTGAGCATAAGCGTAGTTAATCAAGGTTCTGGTTATACTTCTGTTCCAACTGTAACGATAAGCGCCGGAGGTGGTCTAGGCGCTACTGCTGTAGCAACGCTAGGAACTGCATCTACCGCTGGAAAAGTTATTAAAGTTACTGTCACAAATCCTGGATCTGGTTACACGTCTGTTCCAACTGTAACAATGTCAGCTCCAACATCAGGAGTTACTGCAACCGCTACAGCTACAGTACATGTGAACATAGATAAACCTAATTCATATGGTGACAATAATTCGTTTAAGACAGAAGCTGTAAATGTTGTCTTTGATTCTGGCAATCCATTCGGAGAATAAGATGATTAGCAACAATATTTTCTATCATCAAATTACACGAAAGCTAATTGTAGCCTTTGGTAGCTTATTCAGCGATGTAAAGATTGCTCGACAGAAAGATGGAGTTGTTATACAGACTCTTCAGATTCCGATTTCTTATGCTCCAAAAGAAAAATGGATCGTTCGTATAGATCAAGATCCAAATTTGGATTCGCATACATATACCACGTTGCCGCGTATGTCATTTGAAATTACTTCAATGAGTTATGATGCTGCACGCAAAGCTAACAGAATGTCGTACATCACATGTGGAGATGGAGCTGACAGTGTTGGCAAGGTGTATTCACCTGTACCATATAACTTTGACATATCATTGTATATTCTAACGAAGACACAAGAAGATGCACTTCAGATCGTAGAACAAATTTTGCCATTCTTCACGCCAGAATACACGCTATCATTGAAACCTATTGATGACACAGATTTTATCATGGATGTGCCTATCATTATGAATAGTGTGTCTATCCAAGATGACTATGACGGAGATTTTAATCAGAGAAGATTTGTTACTTACTCGTTGACATTCACTCTTAAAGCTAATATGTATGGACCTCTAACTAACGGCAAGGTAATTAATCATACGTTTGTAGATGTCCGTAATGCTAGTTTAGATATTGATACTAATTTCTTCTTACATGAGGCTGAAGGAGAATCTAGTGATGGAACTATTGTAGAATTAATAGTAGAAAACACTTAATGATTAGTATCCAAGATACATTATACACATGATTTCAGCACTTGTAAAATTTTATAACAACAATTCTAACCTAAAGGGTGCAGGTCAACAGATCTCGTATACTGAACATCAAATCAGTGAATACGTCAAATGTGCTGATGATCCTGTATATTTTATTAGAAGTTATTGTAAAATAGTAACACTAGATCATGGCTTGCAGCCTTTCGATCTATACCCATGTCAAGTAAATAAAATCAAAGTAATTCATGAGAATCGTAAAGTTATTCTCATGGAAGGACGTCAGCAGGGTAAAACTACTACCTCTGCTGCTTACATACTTTGGTATACGCTATTTCAATCTTCCAAGACAGTTGCTATTCTTGCTAACAAAGCTGCAGCAGCTCGAGAAGTGCTTGACCGCTATCAGACTATGTTTGAAAGTCTTCCAAGCTGGTTACAACAAGGTGTTACTACATGGAACAAGGGTGATATCGAGCTAGAGAATGGCTCAAAAGTTTTCACCGCGGCAACATCTGCATCTGGTATTCGTGGTAAGTCTGTTAACTTATTGTATGTTGACGAAGCTGCGATTATTCCGAACAACATTGCTGAAGCATTCTTTACTTCTGTCTATCCTACAATTTCCGCGGGCGAAACTACAAAGATTCTTCTATCTTCTACTCCATTAGGATACAATCACTTCTGGAAATTTTGGAATGAAGCAGAACAAGGTAGAAATGGATTTAGAACTCTATTCATTCCTTACTGGGAAATTCCCGGCCGTACTGAAAAATGGGCTGATGAACAACGCAGAATGCTTGGCGAAGTTAAGTTTAACCAAGAGGTGCTGTGTAAGTTCCTTGGTTCGAGTTTAACTTTAATTGCGGCAGACACTATTGCAAGAATGTCCGCGATACCTCCAGCATTCTCGTCACAAGAAGGATTAGACTTATACGAGAAGCCTGAAGAGAATCACCTATATACTATAGTGGTTGATCCAGCCAAAGGTGTAGGTGGAGACTATTCAGCAATGGTATTAGTAGATGTTACAGCACCTCCTTATAGAGTTGTTGGTAAATATAGAAATAATAAAATTGCGCCAATGTTATTTCCAAGCGTTATTCAAGCGCTTGGAAAACGATTCAATGATGCGTATGTTCTAGTTGAACTTAACGCAGGCGAACAAGTTGCGGATATTTTATACAATGATCTTGAGTATGAAAACATCCTAATGATAACTAGAACTACCAAGGGTCAAATACTCTCGGGTGGTTTTGGTGGTGGAAAAACTCAATTAGGAGTCTATACTGATAAAAAGACAAAGAGGCAAGGTTGCTTTAACCTAAAAAGTCTTTTAGAAAATCAGAGACTCTTAATACAAGATGCAGATATTATTTCAGAAGTTTCGACTTTTATTGAAACTAAGGGTACATATGCAGCAGATGATGGGTATCATGATGATTTGATTATGTGTTTGGTCTTATTTGCTTGGGCTTCGAGTAGTAATTATTTTGAAGATTTAAGTAATATAAATATAAGACAAGCGATCTATGAGAACCATATGAAGGCGATTGAAGATCAATTGACCCCGTTTGGTTTTTATAATGACGGTCGAGATACAAGCGAGGAAGTGGCAATACGACAGTTGCTTTCTTCTTGAAATGTATTATTTAATAAATAAAAAGAGTTCAACATTATCTAAGGAGAACATATAATGCCATTTGCACTATCTCCAGGCGTTACAGTCATTGAAAAAGACTTTTCGTCTATCATTCCATCAGTTTCTACATCAGCAGGTGCCGTTGCCGGTACTTTCCAATGGGGACCGGTGTCCGAGCCTACAACAGTAACTTCTGAAGATGTATTGATTCAGACTTTTGGTGGCCCTAATGATAGCAATTACAAGTCATTCTTTACTGCTGCTAACTTCCTGGCTTACACAAACAATTTAATCGTAAACCGCGTTGATACTGCTGGTTTAAGAAACGCAACCTCTTTAGTTTCTGGATCTATCAGTGCTGTTACAGTCACCGCTACTACAGTTTCAGGTGTTGTACAAAATTTTGGTTATAAACCAGGTCATGAAACTACTATTGCCTTTAGTGCTCCTCAAATAGAAGGTGGTGTAACTGCTACTGGTGTTCCTGTATTTCAGGGTGTTGGTATTATCACTGCTAATATTACACGCACAAGCAACGGCACTTTATATACAGCAGCTCCAACTGTAACAATTTCTGCGCCTGATTTAGAAGGTGGAGTAAGAGCTACAGCAACAGCTACTGTTGTCGCTGGCGCCATTACTGCTATCACTATTGTACAATCTGGTTCTGGTTACTTTAACACACCAACTGTAACAATTACTCGTGCTTCGAGTGATACTACAGGTACTGGTGCTGCTGCAACTATTGAACTTGCTACAAGCGCACTGTTAGGAGTTAGAATTACTAATGTTGGTTCAGGTTACACATCAGCTCCAACAGTTACGATCACTAATTCTAACACTGGTACACTAGGTACTCCAACTGCTCCAACACTAGCTTCTGTGTTTGTTACTGCAACTGGTGTAAAAATTCAGAATTCTACTACATACATAGAAGACTTCAGAAACTATGAAACGTCTGTTTATGGTATGTTTGCTGCTCGCTATCCTGGTGCTCTAGGCAATGGCTTAACAGTATTAGTTATCGATAAAGCTGTTTGGACATATGCTGTTGCTAATCCTTCTAGCACTTATTCATCAGTAATTACCAAAAACTTTACAGGCGCTCCAGGAACTTCTGATCAAGCTGCTAAGAAAAGTATCGCTGACGATCAATTGCACATCTTGATTCTAGATGATTCAACTGGTAAGTGGACAGGAACACCTGGCTCAGTTTTAGAGAAATTCTCGTATCTATCAAAGATCAAGGGTGTTACTCGCAATGATGGCACAAACGTATATTTTAGAGATGCAATCGCTGCAAGTTCTAAGTATGTGTATGTTATCTCTACTCCAGTTAGTGCTCAAATCAACGATTTGCAGAACGCTGATTGGGATCGCGATATTTCTACTGTTACGGTTGGTACCAACCTGCGCGATCTTAACTCTGTTCCAGCAGCAATCGTGTTAAACGGTGGTGTTGATGACTATGCAGCAGAAGCTGGTAACTATCAGGCTGCTTATCTTCAGTTCGCTGACGCCGATCAATTTGATATCTCGTTAATCGCGGTTGGAGATGCAAGCGCCGCTACAGTAAATTACGTTATTGCTAACGTTGCTGAAGTTCGTAAAGACTG